ATCTACTAGTCGCTCTACTGCTGCTCAAGAGACTGTTACATCCTTTGATTACGGTCCCACAACAGGAGGATCTACTGCTAGTGCTAGCGCAGTAACTACAACTACTACTGCTTCCACTACTACATCAAGCACTTCATCTTCTTCTGGATCTTCTGGTGGCAGCGGATACTAAAAAACCTTAGGGACCCAATTTTTGGCGGGATTTTTTTTCCGCCTTTTTGGGAACCTAAGGTCGATTTTGTTTTCAGTGATCGTGATACTTTCTCCAGCAAGGTTCTCTTACTGTCTCGTAATAGTAGTCAACGAATCTACCTCTTGAGTCACGCACCTCTCGATACTCTCGGTGCTCACACATTGCCCGTCTTGGGCGGTAGTGATGGTGGTGGTGCTCTACATGGTGGTGATGGTCACTCTTGAATGGTTCCCAAAACTCTCCCCATGTGACTGCTTGAGCAGGAGAAGCAAACCCAACCAACGCCACCGTAGAGGCGAGTAGTTTTGCTTTAAGAGCAGCACGACGCTTCTTTGCTTGGCGCAGTGCCTGAGGTTTCAGGGTGCGCTTTGCTTCTTTCTTAGAATGGTGTTGCCAGTTGGGTGTTGTCATCAGTCTTCCTCAGCGAGGCGAGCGAAATAGGACATTGCATCATCTTCATCATCGACAGGAGAGGAAGCAACTGCTTTCTCTCGGAAGTCGGAAACTTCACGACCCCACGACTCAGAAGGCATGGGTTTTGCGATCACTTCCTCTTCCTCTTCATTGAAGGTGGGACGAGGAGCAGGTGCAGGAGCATTGCCGAGCACCAGATTCAGACGCTGTTGCAGTTGCTCATAGGTCTTGAAGTTTTTAGCGTCTTCAAACTCTGCAAGAGAGTATGCTTGCTTCCAGATTGCCTCCAGTTTGTCATCAGACAGGTCTTCCAGAGTGCCAGGAGAGGCAAACTCAGACTTGTCATAATTCCAATAACCATCGACCTTGCGGATCTTCAGTTTGAAGTCAGCACCAGTCCAGAAGTTGAAAGGATCCAGAGGAGTCTCGTCAGCAAATGCAGGTTGCATTGCTTCTACCAGTTTGTCAAAGATCTTCTTACCAAACTTGTAGAGGAAGACACGACCCTCATTCTCAGGGTGAGCAGGATCGCTCACGACATAGATGTTAGCATAGTAGGAGAGTTTGCGCTTTTGAGCACGGGCAACTTCCTTGTCACGATCAGATCCAGAATTCCAAAGAGTGCGATTCAATTCAGAAACAGGATCTTCCTTACCAAGAGTGGTAAGGGAATTCTCAATATACCATTGACCACCAGGACCCTTGAAAGCATGGGACCAGACCTTTGCCCAAGGCATTTCTTCGCCATCGGGTGCAGGGAGGAAACGGATCACTGCGTAACCGTTACCAGACTTATCCAACTCAGGTTTCCAGAGGCGCTCGTCAGGACCACTCGATGCCTGAGGTTGGTTGATTTTTTCGATCTCTTTGGTCAGTTTTGCCAGCGAGTTGCCAGCAGCAGACGCTTTCTTGAGAGATGCAAAGGACATTTCGTATTCTCCGTATTGTTAGTGTGTAGTTGTGTGTGTTTGCTACTGGGTTATCGTAGCATACTATTTAGTCACGGTCAATGGTCTGTTGTGCCGCTTTCTCAAGCGTCTGCACCATTGCTTCCATGCACTCAGGTAGGGTGTTGTATCCAAAAGCATTACACAGAGCATTGATGCGCTGTTTCATGTCTGCTGCTTCAGGATCTTCGCTTGCTGCCAGAGCAAGCCGTGTGTAAAAAGTCCTCTGTCTATCGATAAGGTTTTTACAGTCTTCAATGTGCTCCAGTTTTTCTTCTGTAGTCATTGTGCTAATTTGTGAGGTGCGACTTGCAACCTCTTGATAAGTTTGAAAAATTTCATGCAAGTTTTCTTGCACTTGATCTGACTTAAAAAAACTCATAGTTTTGCCTTAATTGTCTCTAAAATTATCTTCTTATATTTCTTACAGTCAATCGCCAGGAAAGGTTGATACTTAGTGATCTTAAGTTTGGTATCATTCCACATAGGATCAGTCAATACCTTATCAATACGACTTACATACTGAAGACAGTGGTCAAATACAACTAGAGTTTCTAAATTAACTTCACCTGCATAGTATCTTTTCAGGAGGATAGGATGCTTACCTCTTTGTGCTTGGAATAATTTGTCAAAGTTTTCTTCGTAAGGAAATCCAACATCATCTAGAAGCAGATCAATATCCTGTTTAAATTTATAAGTAAAAGACTCTTGATGAATCTTCCACTTAGTATAGACATCTGTGCTGAAGTTGCGTAGATATCCTTTAGAATCATTAATGAAATTAGCAACAAAATACTCCAGCATAGAATCGCTAGAATACTTCGTTGCTAGTTTCTTGAAAAAATATACATCGTTTCGTCCTTCAAAAGACTTTTCGCTTGCGCGAGTCTTACCATTGTATTTCACATAATCATAATCAGGTTTAGTGAAGTGATTTTTTAATGCGAGATACATTTTATACACTTCAAATCCAGTCACAATGGCAGCACTCCCCTAGAAGATTTTTTCATGTAATTCATTCGCTGAGCTTCATGCCGTAGTCTTTCCTTCAGAGGTTTAGACAACAATTTTGGCACACTTTCCATCTCAATTTCATTCTCCTGGCAGAAGGTAACTACTGCCTCGATGTAAGTGATCAAACCATTGCTGGTTTTAACCAACCTCTCAATTTCCATAGAAAATTTTGAGGGTGTCATAAACTTTTCCTCAGGATTATCCTTTGGCATTTCTTCCCCCAGCAAATTCTTCGATGTAGGTTTTAAGTAACTGTAAATAGTCATCAAGATTGTACTTCTCAAACACTTGAATAGACCCGTCTTCAACCGCGATAAGTGTGACAATTTTCTTTACCTCAATTCCTGTCCTTTCCAGAAACATAGCAGCGTAGGCAGTCTCTTGCACAAAGTAGTGCTCGATGTGATCTTCGCTTTTAGGTTTCGTTGAAGTTTTGAAATCGATTACTGCCAACTCACCATCAAACTCTGCAATACAATCTACTCGACCAGCAAGACCGAGATAGTGAGAGTATAAAAAGGTTTCTAAACAGTGAATGTTGTTGATTCGATCAAGGGTCGTCTTTGCAGACTGAAACATTCTAACAGACAATGGATTGTTTGCCAAGTATTTGTCAATATCCAATACTCCTTTGAAATAATCTTCGGAGAGTGCGTGGAATGCTGTCCCCCTTTGAGTTGCTCTAGCAGTAATACGATTTGCCTCTGCTTCACCAATTCTTTTTCGCCATTCGGCAAAGAACTGCGCGTTCTTAAACGAGGTGATTGAGGTTACACTTGGATAATATTTATCTGCCCCAGGAATGGGGTAGAATCTTACACCATCTTCGCTCACAGGATCGACATCAACTTCGTTGACATCAACATCAATAAAATTAAAAGGCATTAGAATCCAAGATTGTATTTGTTAATAAGATAAGATTTGACTAGACCAGATCTAACGATATCTTCGATACCAAATTCGATGCAGGTAAACTCTTTCATGTTTTGAAGAATCTTAATGAAGTCTGCAATACCAGTCTTTTCATACTGTTTAACCAGATCAGACTGAGTAATGTCACCACAAAACATAATTTTAGAATCTTCGCCCACACGAGTGATCATCGAGTCAAGCTCGTGGAAGTTGAGGTTAGAGAATTCATCGACGATAACAATAGCGTTATCGAGAGTGACGCCACGGATAAAACTAGTAGACCAAAAAGAAATAGTCTCTTGCGCTCTGAGGTTGTCATACAACATATCAAACGAGTTGTCATCAGGCATACTAAACATATACCTTACCATATTTTTATATGGAATTTGATAGAGAGCAGACTTGTCTTCATGATCGCCAGGAAGGAAACCAATCTCTCTAGTAGGGACGAGTGATCTTACAATATAAATTTTATCATAAGGTGTATTTTCGTCAAGCACTTCTTGCAAAGCAAGATAGAGCGTGATGAAAGTCTTACCAGTGCCAGCTGCTCCGTGAAGCAATAAGTTTTGTCCTAACCCATACTGCTCAAAAGCAGTCTCTTGATTAGAGGTAAGTGGATTGATAGGGACCATGTAGGACTTATCAATCGGTTTCTTTCTTCGGATTTGTTTAGCAGACATACCTGGAGGAACTGGAGGACCACCATTATTACGCTTTCTTGCTCTTGTCATAGTTTAGGTGAAACGACTCAGGTTTGCACGGGGATGTGCTTTTTGGACTTTGGACATCACTTCTTTGAATCCGTCAGACTGTTTGGGTTGACCGTAGGTTACCCCACCGACACCTTCCATCCAATCCTTATCCCAGTCGGGATTTTCTGCCCGCCAGGTTTCGTATTCTTTCATGCTCATATAGAGAGTTTGTTTCTCTCCTGTCGTTTTATTTATTACTGGGTAAGAAGGCATTAATCGATCCTCAATGATGGTTGAATGCAGTTGCAATCGTCTAGATGCTGAGAGCATCCACAATCGCCCTCAGGGCACCATCCAAGCGCCTCTGAGATGGTCGGAAACTGACAGATGAAGTGCTGCTTACACAACTCTGCAACGTCCTGGTGCTCCTTCTGGGTGCCATGTCCGCAACGCAAATCGATGTAATGCATCCATGAGCGAACTGAGCCCGTCATGTAAATTCTGGTGGGCACTGCCATAGGAAGAATCATGCGAGCACATTCCTTTGCCACGCCAGCATCCAGCATCTCCTTGTAGACATCCATCGTCTGCTTGAAGTGATACTGCATCCAGATTTCAAACTTCTGCTTGATGAAAGGGTCAAGGTCATCGATACTCTTCTGACGATTGGTAGTATCCTGACGACGAAGCTCGGGCAGAGGAATCTCATCACCAAGCAGAGACGAATCTGCATAGCGTTGGGAAAACTCTTGGAAGGTGAAACTGCGGTGACGTAGAATCTGAGCTGCGATTGCCCTGGTAGTGTTAATCTCCAGAGTCATATGTGCTTGCTCAAAGATGCTCCAGTGCTGGTGTTTGATACAATACTTCAGCAGACCAGAGACCTTTTCGTTTTCCTGATTGGCGGGATTGCTTACACGAGCAACATACCCAATAGTTTTCTCTGCATCAGGAGTAACAGAGACCAAACATACTTTAGTCATTTTCTATGAAACAAAATACGAGACATCAAATAAAGTCCAAACGCTTTTAAATATCCAATGGTTGCAAGACCAAAGAGACCTGGGACTAACCAATTCCATAATAGCATAAAAATCAATGGATCGACAACCATTGTCACAAGAGAGGCAACTGCTTTCATTACCTCTGCTTTTGCTTTTGCTTTTTCTAATTCTTCAACTTCCTCTTTTGCTTGCTCTTCTTCAGCACGCTTATCAAGATACACGGTTGTCATTTTTTCTTTTTCTTTTGCTCCGCTGGATTTTGCCATAGTTTAGGATTCACTCTACCTTCTGATTGAGTCATATTAATGAGATCATGTCGATATAGATCCCAATAGTAATCAAAAATTTCAGACTTTTTATTTCCATACACCAAATCAAACTTGGTCATACCATCTTGCAGGTATTCAACCAAGTATGCAGTGTAAGGAAGTGACCGATCCTGTGCAACAGATGGGTCACAATCCTTAGCGATAAACTTCAAGAGCGTCCCCCCCATTCGATCTGAGGAAATGCTTCGGAGATTACTGCTTTAGTAATTCTCTTATACTTGTCGCCAAGACGACCGTCTTTAACAAGCACCAGCAACTCTGCTTCTTCTGCAGAGAGTCCCTCTAAAAGTTGCACAAACATAGACTCACGCTTCAAACTAGGAAGTTTTGCACCACCTTTGAAGAAACGATAGAGACCTTTATACTCATGCTCTAGACGAGTATGATCTGTGCCGACAGGAGCATCATTAGGAGTGTAAGGCACATCTCCCTCTGGTAACTCAGAGACAACACTATCATCAAAGTTGATAATCAACAGTTGACGGAGAGCATTGCTATTGTATCTACGAAGCAGGTCAATCTTTTCTTGCTTCGTCTTTGCATTACTAACTTTTCTAAGCACTTCAGAAATTAATAGTCTTGCAGAACTATTTGTTGTAGCCATAATTAAAACTCCTTAATCATTCATCATCTTCATCGTATTCATCCTCATCCCAAAATGATTGCACGTCGGGTCGAATGTATATTAACTCGTCGTGGAGAATGTTGCCATCCTCATCTAACATTTCTGGGTGTGTGACTGACTTAGCGTATGCTGCGTTTTCGATAAAGTCTTCGACATAACCTTTTGCCAACCAAGAAACTGTGATTCCTAAGATGAAAGCACCGATTGTGACTAAGACTGTTAATGCAACTAACATGGTTTCCCCCCTTTACTACTTGATTATAATTACGGAAACCAACCTCCCTATATGTGACTTAAAAATATTTATAAACCCTCACAGAAGGTTATTTTCTCTCAGGTATTTTACAGTATCTGTGCATCCACCAAGATTCTGTGCTCCCATTACAACTTGAGGGAAGGTGCTACCTGCTCCAAACTGGGAATAAAAACTTTCTTTAGTAAAGTCTCTATCGAGCACATATTCCCTATAATTAAAATTCTTTCCGCCCAAAACCTGTTTGATCTGTGTGCAGTAGGGGCAACCTGGGCGTGTATAAACGGCAAAATTCATAAGTTTCTCCAGATAAAAAAGGGACTCCGAAGAGTCCCATTGGGTGTTCCGACTTTTGTAGAGTGACCGCACGAAAGGTCACTCAGTTATTTAGTCAGATCAGAAGCTGAATTTCAGACCAGCCTTGGT